GTATAACGGAGCAAAGCATAACGAAGAGGGTTTTGAGGGATTTGCACATAGAGAGTTTGCTTTTAAATATGTACTCAGTTTATTGGACCAACTAGACGAGCCAGAAGTCTTGTCGCAGGAGTGGATAGATGAAAATAGTGAATTAGGACAGTTTATAACAAACAAAGTTATAAATTTTGATAAATTTGTTAAGGCGGATAAATTAAAAAACCTAATCGTGCCGGAGCAGGAGTTCCCAGTGATACCACAATTTGTGGCTGATTTTATTGAATATCAAAAAGAAGTAGAACTAAAACGAGGAGTACCAAAATTATCTATTACCCTTAAAGAGATTGATGAATTAGATTTCAATGCAGGGGGAGCAATTGAGTGGGTAAGGGATAACTACCAGGAGTATTGTCAAGCCTTTGCGAACGATTATGAAGTCGAAGAACATCGATACGTCATTAGGACAGGCGAAGGTAAATACTTGAAACAACTTAGTTTAAATAATTTCTATAACCCTCCGCAAATTGCTGTAAACCACTTAAAAGAAGCGGCACTTAAGTTTGACGACAAAGAGCGAGCAGAAAAAGTTGCCGATTTAGTAGATGGTGGAAAAGTAGAGGAGCTGGAAGAATGAAATTCCACTGGTACACCTCCACACAACAGCCACCTGCTGACAAAATAGCGGGTGGGTTGTATGGATACGAGAATGAGCCTAATTACGAGACAATCGAGAAGTATGATTTGCGATTTATAAGCTATGAAACGTGGGACAAAGTGGCGGACAGATACTTTTAAGGAGTTGAGCATTTGGAATACAAAGAAGCGGAAACGTTATTAAAAGACTATGTTACCGGAAAAATACATGGGCAAATGGAACGGCGAAAAGAAGTCTTAAAGAATCCACCAACGCCAAAAGAAGATATTGATATCAAAGTCCAAACATCGCCACGCTATGATCAGCTGGAGCGAGAAGTTATTAAGTACACGGAAGATAGCATCTATAACCGACTAAAGAGTGATAGGGATACGGTTAAACGGTTTCTGACGTATGTTGTAAGCCATGACAACCTTACATACCAGATACTTATGTCCTACTATCGTGATAATAATTCGTGGGTTAAGACAGCGCAAAAAGTAAATTTGTCCGAAACACAATGCAAGAAACGACGGCGAAAAAAGATATTTGAGTTATGCGAATGGTTGGAGCCAAAATAATAACCGTCCGTTTTCCGTCTGTTCTGGGGCAAAAGTACCCTTATAATTGTAGTATCGAGAAAATATATAAAGCGAGTCGCACTCCTTAATCATTCCATTTTTTTATCGTAACCGACTAAGTGGTTCGCTTTATATTGGAAGTTTGGCAGAGTAGCAAATGCGGCAGACTGTAAATCTGTTCCCTTCGGGGTTCGTAGGTGCAAGTCCTTCAACTTCCATTGTATTGCTGGACGTGGAACGCCTAGCAAGCAATAGGCTGCGGAAACAGCTTAACATCTATAACAAAGTGTATTTGAATTAGCACGACGACAAGGAATTTCCGTCACGTTGCAGACGTTAAACGCGACACGACTACATACAGTTACGGAAATAACTGTTAGAAACATTATGCAATTTTTACTTCAAAAATGTATTTGAGTATAGCAGTTTGGTGCATACTAAAATGTACCGTTAACCAAAACATTAATAAATGAGGGCGACTACTTTCGAGTGGTCGTCTTTTTATATGGAGCCTTGTCAGAGAGGTAATGTGCTGGTCTTGAACACCAGTGAGCCGTCAATCGGTGCAAGGGTTCAAATCCCTTAGGCTCCTTACAAAGGAATGATGATATGACAAAAGACAAAAGAGACGTGAGAACATTATGTTACCGATGCGCTAGCGATATGAAAAACGCTGGCATTAAAATTAATCGCACCGGTGGTAAACCGGGCAGTTGCGACAAGTGTCGTAAGCCGGGGAGTGCTTGGGAAGTTAAGTAAAGGAACAATACATAAAGTGAGGTGGTGGAGATTTATTGACGGACTGGGACAAGATACAGAGAGAATTTGAAACAACAGACATAAGCATGAAAGACCTAGCAGAGAAACACAATGTTAAATACTCCACCTTGCGCAGTAGAAAATCACGCGATAAGTGGGGGAAGACAGATACAACGCAACGCGACATGCAACGCAACAAAAAGAAACGTGTTGCAACGGAAAAGGTTGTCGAAGAACTAGAACAAAATGATGCGTTGACTGATAAGCAAAAGAAATTTTGTTTGCTATATCTCAAGTATTTTAACGCGACCAAGGCATATAAAGAAGCATATGGCGTAGATTACAAAACTGCAAATGCTAACGGTTCAAGGTTGCTAGTAAATACTAGTGTTCAAAAAGAATTAGGGCGTTTGAAGAAAAAACAACAAAAAGAATTATACGTTGAATCAGCCGACATCAAACGCCAATGGTTAAAACAGGCTTTTGCTGATATTAACGATTATATCGAGTTTGGCACGGAAGAAGTTACCGTATTCAACGATGAGGATGTGCCGGTATTTGATGAGAGCGGCGAACCGGTTACTAAGAAACGTTCATATATCTATTTTAAAGACCAAGATGAAGTAGATGGTTCATTAATTCAAGAGGCAAAAATGGGCAGAGATGGCCCGGTCATTAAACTATACGACAAGCAGAAGGCATTAGATAAACTTATGGACTTCTTAAACGAAGATAATGCCGAAACGCAAGACGATAAGATTTCAACGTACATTTCACAGTTAAAAGAGGCGGTGGCAGACGATGACACTGACTGATTTATATAGTCCGAAGCAATTAGAGGCATTGAATCGCATGTGGGCGGACGATTTCTTTATTTGTGGCTTACACGGGGCAAAACGTTCGGGGAAAACTGTTGTAAATAATGATGTGTTTATCTCTGAGCTGTTGCGTGTTCGTGAAATTGCTGACGAGCAAGGCGTTGATGAGCCAATGTATATTTTAGCTGGTACATCATCAACATCTATTCAAAATAACGTCTTACAGGAATTATTTAATAAGTATGAGTTTGATCCAAAGTATGACAAGCACGGATCCTTTGTATTTAAAGGCGTGAAAGTCGTACAGGTTTATACAGGATCAATTGCTGGACTAAAAAGAGCCAGGGGTTTCACGGCATACGGTGCTTATGTTAACGAGGCATCGCTTGCTACCGAAGAAGTGTTTAAAGAGATTATTTCACGTTGTTCTGGCGAAGGTGCACGTGTTGTCTGGGATAGCAACCCCGATAATCCGAATCACTGGTTGAAAGAAGATTACGTGGACTCTGATGACGATATGGTTATTGACTTTCATTTTAAACTAGATGATAACACGTTTTTGTCTAACCGTTATAAAGAATCAATTAAGGCAGCTACGCCATCGGGCAAATTTTACGACCGTGATATTTTAGGCTTATGGACAATTGCAGAAGGTGCTATTTATGCAGACTTTGATAAAGATAAGCATATTGTTGATAGTCCACCTAATGATATTGAACGCTATTATGCCGGTGTAGACTGGGGATATGACCATTATGGTTCGATTGTCATCTTAGGCGAAACGTCATACGGCACGACGTATATTATCGACGGTATAGCCGAACGTTATCAGCATATTGATTGGTGGGTTGATAAAGCAAAAGAATTTCAAGATATATATGGCGAGATTCGATTTTATTGTGATACAGCTCGAACTGAACATATTGCAGACTTTAAGCGTAACGGTATCAATGCGGTGTTTAGTAATAAGTCTGTTATTTCTGGCATTGAAGAAGTTGCAAAACGCTGGAAGTCTGATGAACTGTTTTATGTAAGCGAGTCGATCCCTCGCTTTGAAGATGAGATTTACCAGTACAAGTGGAAGGGTAACTCAACCAAAGATGAACCAATCAAAGAGTACGACGATGTGCTAGATGCTGTTCGATACGCAATCTATACGCAGCATTTAAAAGATACGACGAAGAATAAAATTCCGGTTAACGAACGTATTAACCGGCTTAAACGTTTAGGTTTTTAGAAAGGAAGTGATGAAGTGGCAGATACAACACATGAAGCGAGCGATCAAAATAAAGAAGGGAAATATATCCCGAAATCCTATCAGTTTGAACGTGACATGGATAAAGAACCGCTGAACGACCGGAACGACACGTTAGAATTTGCTGAACGAAGTAATGAACATTTTGTTTATGAAGATATCGATAAGCTTATTAATACCGAGGAAGGCCGAAAGGTTTTAGCAGATATGTTACGCGTCTTTTTTACAGACCAGAAAGACCGCATTGATGCATTAGAGGCTTATTCTAAAGGGCGTAATAAAACGATATTACAAGGCAGACGGCGTATTGAGCAAAACAAAGCTGATTATCGCATTAGTCATAACTATGGCGGATATATATCAGATTTTATTACTGGCTTTATACTCGGTAACCCACTGACAGTGGGGAGTGACTTAGAAAAGTCTAATGACGTTAACGACATCGAAGATATTCACTTTGGTAATGATGTCGATGCTTTAAATTATGACTTGGGATATGACACCTCACGTTATGGTCGAGCTTTTGAATTACATTACCGCAACGAAAATAAAGAAGATAAAATTGCGCTTATTAATCCGGATGAAATATTCGTTATTCGCACCGCAGACGTGACGAAGAAGATTATTGCCGGTGTTCATTGCCCGGTTTACAACGGCCGTGTGCATTTAACCATTTATACAGACACTCACGTTATTAAGTTTGAAAGCTTTAAAAAAGGAGCTATCGAGCTAAGAGAAAGTGGTCGCAACAATCATATGTACGGCATGGTGCCAGTTGTCGAATGGTGGAATAACCGCTATCGTGCTGGCGACTTTGAGAGTGTCATTCCAAACATTGATGCTTATGATAGCGCACAGTCAGACACCGCAAACTATATGAGTGACTTAAACGATGCAATGCTTGTTATTTCCGGAGACATCGAGTCAAGCGGACTCACAAATGAAGATTTTGTCACCATGGCACAAGCGAATATCATGGCACTTGAAAGTGGGCGAACCGCTGATGGCAAAGAGTCTAAACTAACTGCTGAGTATCTGTATAAGCAGTATGACGTACAAGGCACCGAAGCTTACAAAGATAGAATACTCAATGATATTTTTAAATTATCAAAAGTGCCCAACATGGATGACGAAAACTTTGGAGGTAACTTATCCGGTATTGCTATCGAACATAAATTGATTAGCTTGAAACAAACCCAGGCTATTAAAGAAAATTATTTCGTTAAAGCTTTACGCAGGCGTTATCAATTAATTGAAAATATCCACCGTAAATTACACGATACTGAAATACAAGCTGACGCACTGACTTTTACGTTTCATCCAAACTTACCGCAGGACATCTGGGCAGAGGTTGAAAAGTTTGTGCAAAACGGCGGAGAACTGTCGCAAGAAACGCTTACTGAATTGGCAAGCTTTACAGATAACGACCAAGAGATCGAACGCTTAGAAACCGAGATGAAACGACAAGCTGAACAGCGTGATAACATGCGTCCAGCTCCGAGAGTGCCAGCAAATGACGTGGAGGATGAAGGCGATGGCGAGACCGACGAAGAACCACGTTGAGTATTGGCAAAACCGCATGGATGATATTTATCGTTATGTAGATAGAAACGACGTTGATATGTTTAAACGTATAGCGGATGCATACAACCGCAATGCCAAAGACGTACAAAACGATATATTTCGTTTCTACGGTCAATATGCTGATGATGAAGGTATTACTTTAAACCAAGCCAAACAACGCCTTAGAGGCGAAGATTTTAGCGACTACCAAGAGAATGCCCGAAGATACTTTGAAGACGCTGAAGGTGATCCAGAGCTATTGCAGCGACTTGATGAACAATATAAAGCGTCACAAGTTACGCGCCTCGAAGCGTTGCACTTAGATTTAGAATATCACGCCGGCATAATGAACGGTTCTTTACAAGGCACGTTCCAAAAGTATTTAATGGACATTGCCGGTTACGCTTACCGAAAAATCATTGGTGGTCGATCATCAAGCACGCTTAACCAACCAGCGTTAGAAGAAGTAATCAATAGGCCGTGGAACGGTTATAACTATTCCGAAGATTTATGGGGGAATACAGATAACCTTGTCGAAAGCTTAAAAGAAACACTCGAAAAAGGGT